AGACATGGAAAAAGGTGCGGATGGAAGATTCACCAATATGGACAACCAAGTCTCAAGAATAGAAACAATACTTATTAGCGTATCAGGTACTTTAATAGTTGCTGGCGCTGGCATAATATGGACTATGTTCTCAATGCATAGCTAGGAGAAATAATGAAAAAAGATTATCAAACAAAAGATATAAAAGCTACAAAAACAAAAGGTAGCAGCGAAATTAGAGAGGAAAAAGATGGACTTTTCTACTTTGACTATGATGGCGAAACTCATGGGTTTACAAAACATGAAAATGCTGAAATAGCACTAAACCGACTCAAAGGAGAATAGATGTCAAACTCAATAGAAGAAGCATTGAAAAATGCAGTTAAGCAAGTAGAATCAGGAACAGTTCAAGAAGGCAAAGGGTCCGAAGCAGAAGCTTCCCCACTGTCAGCAAGAGTAAAAAGACTACTTGCAAGAAAAACAAATCTTCAAAGAAAGAAAAGACAACATTTACCTAAACGCTTAAGATAAGTGGAAAAACAAACACCTGAACAAAGGTATGAAATTTGCAAGAAATGCCCTAACTTAAACAAGTGGAAGGTTTGCAAAGTTTGTAACTGTTTTATGCCCCTCAAAACAAAGATTAGATGGGCAGAGTGTCCTGAGGAAGTACCTCGTTGGACTTAGGAGTATATAATGGCACTAACTGCTAAACAGAAGAAACTACCAAAAGCTTTACAACAAGCTATTTTGAAAAAAATGAAAAAGAAAGGTAAAAAGAAAAAGGGTGGAAAAAAGAAGCGTTCAAGAGGTTAAGCCTCTCCCGGATTACATAATTTGGTTATTTTATTTTAGAAAATTAAATAAAGTATGTCCCTGGTCATATAACTCATTTTTATCAGGTACTACAAATTTTGTCGATTACAGCGAAGACTTACTACTAGAAAATGAGACTAACTGGAATCAACAATCATGGGAGGTGATTATCTATCTAATGGGTGATGACTATACTCTTGACGACATGGACGCTATCACAGAACATAGAAATGAAGTCCAAAACACTTGTGAATACTTATGGTCACACCCATCTTTTTCAAAAGGTGGCAACAACCAAGCCCCGAAGCGTATAATTATACAGCAAGACAGGGCAAGACTGATGGAACTAAGACATGGCAAGAAAAAGGAAAGCAGCTAAGAAAAGACCTGTACCTACAAACCCAGCACTATATGCAAGGGTAAAGGCAGCAGCAAAAAGAAAATTTAAGGTCTATCCGAGTGCATATGCAAACGGATGGTTAGTAAAAACATATAAGCAACGTGGCGGTAAATACCGAATGGGCGTTGCAAGGAAAAGGAAAAAATGACAACTTGGTTTAAAACTAAACTAACACAATTATTAAATATAGTCACAGGGAAAGATAAGAACTGGGACGGGTCAGTAGATATCAAAGACAAATTGATAGCAGCTGAACAGAAAGCAAAAAATGGCTAAACCTAAAGGCGGATTATCAAAATGGTTCAAAGAAAAGTGGGTAGATATATCTAGACCCAAGAAAAAAGGTAAGTATCAACCTTGCGGAAGAGGTAAAGCAAAAACCTCACGAAAAGGATACCCAAAGTGTGTGCCTTTAGCACGTGCAAGAACAATGAGCAAAGCTCAGAAAAGGTCGGCAGTTCGCCGTAAGAGGGCAGTACCTCAGGGCGTTGGTGGAAGACCCACTAACGTACGTACTTTTACTAAACGGAGACGTCGAAAAAAGAAGTAAAACAATGAATAGTCTAACTTATGAAATAGAGAAAGTATTAGATTTATCACAACGATTAAAAACAGCAGTTCAACTGGAACTAGAGTACGGTTGTAGCTTGCAAAAATTATTAAATTTACCGAGAACCGCAAATAATAAGGTTCTCATTAATAGGCTAATAAGCCAAAGTACTCGCTAAGAGTAGATAGGAATTAAAAATGGCAAGACAAGGCGGATTTTTAAGCGGACCAAGCGTCCACTCAACTTCCAAGCTAAGAAAGCATGTATTGAAAAGAGGTTTAACTCGTGATTTAAATGCAGCAGCAGGAACTTATGTTAACACTAAGTCTCCAATGTCCACACCAGGTGGATTTTACGGGGCAGCTCCAAAGGCAGTAGGACCAAGATTTGGTAAGACAGTCAATCCTAAGAGAGCAAAGTTTGGAAAGAAAACACCTTCTACTTTATTGACGAGAAGGAGAAGAAGATAATATCTTAGAACGAATAAATAAACTTATGAAGTCGGGTAGACTCGACAAAGTAGTAAAGAAATCTTTACTAACAAGGGATGAAAATGGCACTAACAGACGCAGAAAAAGGAAGGCTAAAACGAGCAGGACTTAGCGGACTCAATAAACCTAAGAAGACTCCCAGCCACAAGACTAAGAAAGCTGTAGTAGCCGTAAGAGTCGGTGGTAAAATAAAGATTATTAGGTTCGGAGCCCAAGGCATGGGTCACAACTATAGTCCAGAAGCAAGAAAAAGTTTCAAAGCGCGACACGCAAAGAACATTAGAAAAGGAAAATCTTCCGCTGCTTACTGGGCAAACAAAGTTTTCTGGGCAGGCCCAGGAGGCTCAAAGAAGAGACCACCAAAGTCTCAAAAAAGAACATTAGGATTAAAACGAAGGAGAAAATAATGACAACTGCAAACGGAACACGACTATGGCTTGAAGAAGGTATAGTACATGCAGGAAAGTTACTACAAGATTTGATAAAAGCAGAAGAGTTTAGAACTTTATCCCCAGCGGAAAAGAAAATTAAACAAGTATCTGCAACTTATTGTTATCTTTATACTAAATTACAAGAATTAGACCTTCTAATAGATGACGAAGACACCTTATTCCCAGACGAGACATTGCATTGATAGAAATTAGCCGTAGCGACATAGTTAGTAACTATCTAATGGACTTGGAACAAGAGTCACGATTCATTAAACTCCCTATAATGGAGTACCTTGAATTATTAGGAATAGAACCTAATACATCACAGAGAGCAATTATAAATGCTATCAATAATCCAAAATATCGTTTTGTATGCGCGGCTATTTCACGTCGCCAAGGCAAAACATATATTTCAAACATAATAGGGCAGTTAGTTTGTTTAGTACCTAACAGTCATGTACTATTAATGTCTCCAAACTATTCATTATCTCAAATATCATTTGACTTACAAAGAAACTTGATTAAGCACTTCGACTTAGAAGTGCTTAGAGATAACGCAAAAGATAAAGTTATAGAACTATCTAACAATTCTACTATAAGAATGGGTTCCATAAACCAAGTAGATTCAGTTGTTGGTAGAAGTTATGACTTAATCATATTCGATGAAGCAGCTCTAACAGATGGAAGGGATGCCTTCAATGTCGCACTAAGACCTACACTAGACAAAGAAAACTCAAAAGCAATCTTTATATCTACTCCAAGGGGTAGAAATAATTACTTTGCGGAATTTTATTACAGAGGGTTTAGCGAAGAGTTTCCTGAATGGTGCTCAGTAAAAGCAACTTACCACGAGAATCCTCGTGTAGCAGAATCAGACATTATAGAAGCTAGAAAGACGATGTCTGAGAATGAGTTTGCCCAAGAGTATATGGCAGACTTTAATGTTTACGAAGGTCAAGTATGGGCTTTCAATCATGAGAAATGTATAGCAGACTTGTCTGAAATAGATGTAAGTAATATGGATGTATTTGCAGGCCTTGACGTAGGGTATAAAGATCCTACAGCTTTCTGTGTTATAGCATACGACTGGGACAAAGAGAAATACTATCTTATAGATGAGTATATGGACTCAGAAAAAACAACAGAACAACATGCGGTTCAGATTCAAAAATTAATTCATAAATGGGACATTGATTATATTTATATTGATTCTGCAGCTCAACAAACAAGATACGACTTTGCACAAAATTATGATATCAGTACTATAAATGCCAAGAAATCCGTACTAGATGGAATCGGACATGTAGCTACTGTAGTTGATAACGATGAAATAATAGTTGATCAAACTTGCAAAGAAGCACTTATCTCATTGGACCAGTATCAATGGGACCCTAACCCTAAT